GTTCCGTCCTTTTTTTTAAATGCAATGTCGAACGCTTTGGCGGGCTTCAAATTATGCTTACCATTCTGTCGAATTTGGGTAACTATTGGCCCGGGCTCCGTTCGGCCTTTTGCGTACAATTTTAATTGCTCAGCGTTGGATCGATGTGTACATGTAATAAACGGCTGTGGATCGCTCGAATGAAAATACGCGAATGTGTTGGAGGCGTCGCGCCAACAATGCTGTAAAATTTCCTCGCAATCTTCAATTTTCCGGCTTGCCATGTAAATATAATTTTTCGTCCTTTATTCTGGAGCCCCGAGAGCTACCGACGTAATAAGCAAAAATGGAGGTTCCGATCGACAAAACGCTTCCGAATGTCATGTCGGCCAACCTTTGATTTTCCACGGGAATAACGACAAAAATTAACGAGAGCACAACGCCAACCGTTAATGAGAGGCCAATTATAACAACCGCCCCAAACAACCAATCGCGCTTTCCTGTGGCATTTAAAAACGCCGCCTCCCGAACACGGGCCGAATCGCGATCGTTAACCTCGGCCTTATAATACTCGAGCTCGGTTTGAAGATCGAGCCGCGTCATTTCGAGCTCAAAATCCAACTTCATTTTTTCGAACTCGATATTTAACGCCGAATGTTCGTCGCTCTTATGCTTTTGTCCATTCAAAAAAGCTCCGACGGTTTCGAGCGCCTGAATTCCTGTAATATCGCCCGCTATTTCGAGTATATCGCCCGCGACGGGCTTTACCTTATCGCGAACAAATAAACCGAATTTTGAGCCCCGTAAACGCTCGCCCAAAGGTTTTTTATTTCCTTTTTTTTTGCTCATTTCTTAGGCATGAAAAACCCGAGAACTCCGGTTAAAATTCTTTTGTAATTACTCATTACATAAATAAAAATCTTCTCGCCCATGAGCGTCGCCATAGGAACGGCCCAGGTTGATTCGGTTTCGTGCCCGTTTATCTGGCAGTAAATAGCGGTTTGGTAACCGCAAAAAATAGACAGCCCAATTACGGCGATCCATTGAATAATCGACAAAGCTCTTTTCATGTATATTTCATAAGAAAGTTTTCCAAGAATGCCAATGACGATACCCATTACCCAACTCGCCGAATCGCTGAGAATTTCACCCAAATAATTAAACAAGCTCATTTCGTTTTTTTTGTTTTAGCTAGTAACTTCTGTTCGTAGCGTTTCAACGCCTCGGTATATAAACGGCGCTTCTCGGCTGTTTTACTAACTTTCGTCATAATTAGGGAATTTGATTTATTGAGCGGTAACGGTACCCTGTGCGCGAGCTCGCTGTATTGCCCGAACTGAAAATATAACTAGCCGAACCCTTTTGTAATGTAATGGGCGGGCGCTGTGGCCATTGGTTGTTTGAATACTCCGGCAATAAACTCGAATTCGCGCAAAGCCAATCGACCATTAGCGATGTGTAATGTTCGGCGTTCTGTTGCCAACGCGCTAGTTGATCCTTAAAAACAACGTCGCCCACGGGCTGAGAATCTTCGGAGGTTCGTTGAACCATTGTCCCGTTATCAACTTTATACGTCAAAGTTGGCGCGGCCTCAACCATTGACCACCATAACACAACTCGGCGGGCGTAATCCTCAACAAGTGTTTGGTACGCCCCCGCGAGCGTGTTATTTTGAATGTCTGTTTTAATCTTTTCGAACAACGAGGTTCCCAGATAGGGCGCTAAATGTTTGTCCTGAGCCAAATAAATGGAAGGGTATAAAAGGTTTGGATCAACCGCTCCATTTATGTTCGTGTACTTTTTAATATACACGTCGGAAATAATTAGAATTTCAGGCATATTTTTTAAATTTTATCGTCTGTAATTTTTACCCTCGCGGCCATACACCGGGTTCGTTGGTAAAAAGCCGTTGTAATCCATGTCAATAGGTAACAAGGCAACCAATTCGTCGTTTTTAACCGTGTAACCCATGCGCGCGGCTTTTGCTACGGCTATCCTTTGGGCGTCTTTTGCGAGCGGGTTTATTCCTGTCGCGCTTATAAACGTCTCTTTTCTCCATGCATGATTGCAATTACCGCCGCCTTTATATTTCCAAATTGAGTAATAATCGATTCCATTCGGGCCCCAACCTGGGTTTACCCGTTTGCCCTCCATTGCCTCAATATCTTCTTTCCTGTAAAGTTTGTCGGCGCTCAGCATTTTTTTACAAAACTCTCGCTCGCTTGCTGGGTTTCCGAAATAACGGTAACGCGTCATAAATGTAACCCCCGCGTAATTGGTTTCGTCCTGTTCGCTCGGCTCTTTTGGTTTCGCCGCTCCGGCATAAGCCAATTCGTGAGCTTCGATTTTTAAAAGCTCTTCATTCTCGGCATCGTCGGTTTCGTAATCGACCTCGTAACTATCGATTAAAATGTAACCCTCTGGGCTATCCTCGCCCAACGCGATCAATTCGTCGGCAACGGCCGAACTCAATTCCTCGCGCTGAATTCTGGCAATTATTCGAGCGGCCCAATCGCGCCCGGCATCGCCGCCCCATAATTCCCAGGCAACACGCCCCGCGCTAGGAAAACCCTCTTCGCCCTGGGCCCAACCTTTCGCCTTCTTATCAATTTCATGTCGCGAGAAATAGGCGTTCATTCGTTTAATAGTATCAACTGAGAGGTTTCTCAGGTTAGAAATATCGCGAGCCCTGGCAACGCCGACCTCAGTACCGCCTCGCCCGTATTGATCGCGCCATTTTAGGCCCAATTCGGCCCGCTGAGCCATTTCGTTGGTTGGCTTATAACTTTCCTCAGCTAATTCAACCCCGCAACACTTTTTTTTTTCAGCCTCGAGAACGGCCGGAGCGGGTGCGGGTGCAACCGTAACGGGCGCCTCCATTTTTAACGGGCTGTTTGGAACGACGGTAATAGTTAACCCTGGCATTTCCCAACCCAAAACCTCTTCGAATGCTCTCGCCAATTTACGCTGTGCGGGCTCAATTACCTGGTTCGTGAAAATTTCCAACCCCACAACCATTTCGTCTTTATTCGAACCGAACCCGCTCACGTCGCGAATTCCAAAAAGTAACGGCGTTGTTACACGGTGAGCGACCATTATTAACGACGTGCTTTCCGTGCTCAAAAATTGGTATTGCTTGTCGGCATCGCTGAGGGGAAAGGTTGTTATATCCGGTTTCGGCGTGTCGCGCTCGTTGAAAGTCATTATAAACTTTCCCGCGTTTTTCGCTCCGGTTAATTCGCGTTCCCAATCGCGCTTCATTTCCCGCTGTTGCTCTGGATCTGGGGCGCCTTGAAACATTGAAACAATGAACGACGGCATCAAACCGTTGACGATATTGTTAATGTGATAAACTGAAATTTCCTTTGCTAGCTCGATCGAGTTTATAGCGCTGTAATAATCTGGGCGCGGGTAAAATTGCGCCCCTGTGTAATTAAAACAGTAATAAATCTGTCGAGGTTCGTCGCCTTTTTTCGCTAGGTTAAAAAGCGGAATAAACTCAGGTTTGTTTCTTTTGCGCTTTGTAGCGGCCCAGTCGTTTGAATGCCACACGCCGCAAATTTCCTCATCCTCGCCATGAACGCCCAGGCGGCACTCTTCAAACGGAATATGGCGTAACCTCGCGATATTCTCGCGATCAAAAGTGTAAATAACCTCGATATAAAAACCGCCGTATTTTTTATAATCGTGAGCACAACCGTAATAAACGTCGTATGTGTTAAGCTCTGTTATTCGCTTGTTATAAATTCCCGCCTCGAGAGATTTGCCCGCGATCATGTCGCCAATGGAAATACAAAGGGAACCGTGAACGGCGCCCGTTTGGGCTAGCTCTCGGAGGTATTGCGGGAATAAATTGTTTACCCCGAAATTAACCCAACCGCCGCGATCCATTCGCTCGGCTGAACTTACTACCGTGTAATCCGCGAGCTTAACGCTCACCGCGTTTTTTATTGTTTTATCCATTGTAAATGACATCGTCGTTTATTGTAATGTCGGGCAAATCGTAATAACTCGCGTTGTTCGTCATATCGAGCCAACCAATGCGGCAAAGCCCGACCACGCTCGCGTTATTTGGATCCAGATTAACGGCCGAATTTTGACCATAAACAGAATACCGATAGCGCCCAGGCAAAGTTAACCCAACGGTTGTAACTGTGAGCGTTGTAATGCGTTGATTTTCGTTAACAATAACGGCCACCTGGGCGAGATCCGTCCCGGTTGTAGAATTTTCCTCATGGGTTAAAACCAAAAGGTAATGAGTAAAGGCGGTTGCAAAATACTGTCGGCTCTCGTTTAACGAAAGTCGGAGCGTTTGCGCGGCTGTGTTATTAACTAGATAAACCATTTTTTTTATTTAAAAAAAAGGCGGCGTTTGATCGCCGCCAATTTTTAATTTAAATTGAATTCCTTATGGAGCCGCTGGGTACGGCGGAGTTACATCAATGTTCGGGAAATTAGTGAACGGAGTCTCGTTTGCCGCGTATTGTTCCAAAAAGTCGGGTTGGTTTGGCTCTTCGGCTGTCAATGTAACTTGGTATCCGTTCAAATCGCCTTTAGCCTTTCCGCTTTGATAGGTTCCCGCTGTCAAAAACGCGCCGTCAGTACGTCCAACCATTAAAATTTGATCGTCGTATAAACGAACGAAAACGGCAACCTTAGCTTTTGAAAGTAATTGGAGTTGAGTCCTTTTAAACGTATCCAATTTACCAAGTGTAAACTCGACAGTCTGAACGTAATAAAGCGTTCCATTCTCGAGGTTTGGAGTTGGTGTAATAGTTAACGCTCCCGTGTTGCGGTTTGGTTGAAAGCGGAAAACGTCCGCCACCGGAAGATCCGTAATAAATTCATCGCCGCCAACTGTTGGAGTTATTACAACCCCATTCGCGAACGGTTCCCAATTCGCAATAAATACTTCTTTAACCCCGCCGACTCCCTCGTTACATTCGAGGAGGAAGCCGTTTGTTAAATTACAAGCCATGTTTTTCTAATTTTTTAAAGTTAGTAAGGGGCTTTTACGCCCCTTTAATTGTTTAGAACCAGGTTCCGTAAGCGGCAATTTCGTTACCGATTCCGAACTGGCAACCAGCGTAGAATTTAGCCGAGAAACGAACGTTATCTTCCGCAAATTGGCCCATGTCGACAACCTGAATGCTATTCCAATCGCCGAGAATGTTTGTACCGAACCAAAGGTTAGATTTTTGAGCCATTACGATCGTATCATCTGGCATGCCTGGGCAAATTGCCAACTGATAACCCAAATATGATTTAGGCATTTCAGGGCCGCCGTATGTGTACCAACCATTACCCGCCGCCGCGCTTGCTGTCATGAAGGCTTCCCAAACGTTTTGAGCAATGTAAATAACTGGCTTTTCGGTTGAACGCTTAACAGCGGTTGGGCATTCGGCAACGGTCAAAGCAATTTTAGCAATTACATTCGAGCTGTCGATCGCAACCGGAGTAGCAACGAAATTAACGCCTGAACCGCCCGCGTT